CGAGACTGTCTCGACCTCCACGCCCGGCATTACTCCCGCTACAAGTACGCCGATGGTCGAGTGCCTGACCTGTTTGTCGGCCCCGGAGACAAATTGGTTCTGCGCACCGAGCGAGCGGATGCCCTGTTCGTGTGGCGAAACTTCGTTGACGACTGCATCGATCTGCGCACCGGGGAGAAACAGCGCGGGGTCAATTGCGCCGTCTTCCGCAACGAGAGTGAGCACCTATCGAGTGAACTCATTCGTCAAGCGGACGCAATCGCTAATGAGGTCTGGACTGATTGCCGGCATTACACCTACGTCAATAGCGAAAAGGTCGCCTCAAGAAACCCTGGATTTTGCTTCCTTGCAGCTGGTTGGCGGAGGTGCGGAATGACCAAAGGTGGGCTACTGGTATTGGAAAGGGAATCGACATGACGGACCAGCTTTGCATTGACTTCGCCGCAGTCCGTGCCTGTGGATATAGCCCACTGTCCCCGATGCAGAAGGACGTTCTAACGCTCCTTGTGTCCGGCTGGACTACGCCAGTCGATGCGCTCGAACGGGCCGGTTGCTTCTCGCTCAGTCAGCGCGTGGGCGACCTGATCCGCGCGGGCTATGCAATCGAAAAGGGCTGGCATGTGACGCACGTCGGCAAGTCGGTGCGTAAGTACAGGGCGGCCGCAAATGCCTAACCGGATCATCCGCGACGCCATTCTCACCAGTCAGGCGGTCACATCGCTCGATTGGCCTGAGGAAGTGTTCTATCGCAGGCTTATGAGCGTCGTTGACGACTATGGGCGCTGCGAGTCATTCCCGCAACTTCTCCGCTCCCGCTGCTATCCCTTGCAGACCGACAAAGTGCGTGTCGCCGACATCTCCCGTTGGATGGCCGCGTGCCAAACAGCCGGGTTGATCGCTGTCTACGTGGTTTCGGGCAAGGAATATCTTCAGTTGGAGAAGTTCGGGCAACAGCAAAGAAGTCCTAGCAAATGCCCGGACCCGCCTGCTGTTGCTATCACTTGCCCGCAAGTGCTAGCAGATGATCCCCTAGTCGTATCCGTAGTCGTAGACGTAGAAGAGAAATCGTCGCCTTCGGCTCCTGAGGCTCGGTTTGAGAAATTTTGGGAAGCTTATCCCCGCAAAGTCGGGAAGGACGCCGCCCGTAAGGCCTTCGACAAGCGCAAGACCGATGACTTGCTTTTGACCTCAATGCTTCGTTCGATTGAGATTCAAGCGCGGTCCGAAGGCTGGCGCAAGGACGGGGGCCAGTTCATTCCTCACCCCTCAACGTGGCTGAACGAGGGGCGCTGGCAGGACGAGGCCGTCTCGCTGGTCGTCGTCGGATCGGCGGCGGTTGAGGAAACCATGAAGCGAATGGACGCTGATCGCATGACCCCGGAGCAACGGGTATCCGCCGACAAGGCTCGCGTTCTTGCCATGTCATCCCTCAAAAACATTACCAGGCAAACCGCATGACAGACGCCCCTTTCCTTGCTCCGTTCGATGAGCCCCCGGTCGTGGCCCGAACCGAGACCGCACAGCGCGTGATCGAGCACGCAAAGCGAATCCTGCGGGAGTGCGAACTCGGCTACAGCCACAGCGACGAAAAGCGCGGGTGGGCCAGGTCGATCCTCGGCACCGCAAAGATGTGGGGGAAGGCATGACCAAAGCGGCAGCGCACAAGATCCTCGACGACGCCCGCGCCGGGAAGTACGTCACCGAAGGCGAGATCACCGAAGCCCTCAAGACCACCGGCGACCTCGCGCGCACTTGGGGGTTGCATTGACTCCCAACCCCGCCCGTGACGACCGCAGAAGGCTCAAGGTCAGTTTCTGCCGCATCGCCGTGCTTCGGTTCCTTGCGATCAAGACCGGAACCCGGCGCGATATTGCGCTGGCAACAGGTTTTGCCGAGCGCACGGTCACGAACATCATCTGCGCCCTGACGCACGAAGGAAATCCGTTTTGCACCAGCGTGCTCGACAGCAGGGGTCATCCGCAAATGATCCCCGAGGTCATCGCCGAGAAGTACGAGGATTGGCCCAAGGTGGACACATCGGGCGTTCTCGCCAGCGCACTCATCAGCCGAACCGCGCTCGAGCTGGCGTGGCGATGAGCACGGCGAACGTATGGCGCATCGCCACCGCAGTCTCGATTGCGTTCTGGATCTGCGTGCTGAAGGTGTTCGGGTGAGGCGAGCCGCCAAGTTGGACCGCAATCAGACGGAAGTCGTTGCGGCACTCCGCGCGGCTGGCGTGCGCGTCCTCAGCCTCGCAGCAGTCGGCAAAGGGTGCCCGGATCTTCTGTGCGAACACCCGCAAGGACGGTTTCGGCTGATCGAAGTCAAGGACGGGAAGCTGCCGCCATCGGCCCGCAGGCTGACCCCCGCGCAGGAGGAATTCCACCTTGATTGGACTGTCAGCATCGTCCAAGACATTCCCGGCGCTTTGGCGCTGTTTGCGGTTACTACACCTTTTGCGGCGGGGATGGCATGAGACGAGAGGCCGTGATCGACCACTTCCACGTCAGCGACGACCACATCAAGATCGACGGACGGCTGCGGAATTGGGCCGCTTGGTGCCACGGCAGGGAAGGAACAGGCGTGTCCCCGATGTTTCGCCTGTACCGCCCGAGCGAGGAAGACCGCGACGACCAGGCATCCGCGCCTGTCTCATTTACGCCAATCGACCCCCTCGATGCGACCAAGGTGCAGAAGGCAATGCACAAGCTCCCCGAAGCACAACGATCCTCGCTGAAGTGGAGTTACATCACCCAGGGCAACCCGCTCAGGGCCGCGAGGGACCACGGCGTGAGCATTGCAGGACTCGGCGCATTGGTCAGGAGCGCCAGGCAGATGCTTAGGAATATCCTGTGACAAGTAGCACGGAAACAAAGTTTGCACATCGGCACGAACTAGAGTATCGTCCGGCAACCGATTCAAGCGCATACGCGACGCAACGGCCCATCCCATTCGGATGCGCTGGTGTCGGCGCAGAGCAGAGACAGAGCCCGCCGAGTGCGGGCTTTGCTGCGTTTGGGCTTCAAGTTTCGCGCCCCCGGAGCAGTCGATCTGCCTCTCCACAGTAACCCCGACTCCACAACTCTGCGGGGCGCACCCAAAAGGCAAACCAATGTCCATCCTCGACACCCTCGAATCTGAACTTGCCGCACTCAAGGCAGACGTGGCCGTTCGTGAGACCGAGCTGGAAAAGCTCAAGGCCGAAGCGGGAAGCCTGATCGGCTACGAACTCGAGACCGTCAAGGGATGGTTCGAGGCGCTGAAGTCGCACCTGTAATTTCTACACCCTGACTTGCGGCAGTTCGCCCGCATGCGCCGGAAGGCACGACATGATCGACCACATCAACATCGACGACCACGCAGGTCGCGGATTCAATCGCTACGGCCACTTGGACGCGCCGAGTCGCATTCCCTGTGGGGCGATGCGTGCGACTGAACACAACACGATGGGGTTCAGGCGGGGCGACGAAATCACCGTTTCACGGGAATACACACCCGGTGCTCAGTTCAACCCTTGCAACCCACGTCAATGGTGCTTCGGCACATACGGGCGTGAGTGGGGCGATTAAATGGACGAACCTAAACAAGGCGTGAATAGGGGCAGCGCCGGCAAGGGTCGCCCCGCAGGAAGCGTCAACAAGACCACCAGAGCGGCCAAGGAGGCGATTGCTTTCGCTGCCGAGGGTCTGGGTGGCGCAGAGCGTTTAGTCGCCTGGTGCCAGGAGGAACCGAGGAACGAAGCGGCGTTCTGGACCAGCATCTATCCGAAGCTGCTCCCGCTGCAAGTGCAGGGAGACGCGGACAGCCCGTTGCTGTTCGGCATGATCGAGCGCAGGATCATTGACCCAAGCGTCTAGTACGCTGCGGATCGCGACGCCCCGCGCGTTCGTCCCGCTGCTGAAGCCGGCAAGACACAAGGGAGCGCACGGGGGCCGGTCGTCAGGCAAGTCGCACTTCTTCGGTGACCTCTGGCTCGAGGAGAACGTCTCCGCCGCCTACGACTTCGTATGCCTGCGGGAAGTGCAGAAGTCGCTTGAGTTCTCGGTCAAGAAGCTGCTCGAGTCCAAGATCGCCGCCAACAACGCCGGAGCGTACTTCGACGTTCAAGACAAACGCATCCAGACCCGTCACGGTGGCACGACCATCTTTCAGGGGATGCAGAACCACACGGCCGAGTCGATCAAGTCGCTCGAGGGCTTCGACCGGGCGTGGGTGGAGGAAGCCCAGACGCTAGGCCAACTATCGCTCGACATGCTGCGTCCGACGATCCGCAAGGAAGGATCGCAACTCTGGTTCAGTTGGAACCCGCGCACCAACACCGACCCGGTAGACGCATTCCTCCGGGGCAGCGAGATCCCGCCCGACAGCATCATCGTCCAGGCGAACTACCGCGACAACCCGTTCCTGTCCTCGGTGTCGCGGGCGGATCTGGAGTACGACCAGCGCCGCGACCCTGACAAGTTCGCCCACATCTGGCTCGGCGAGTACCAGCGCAACAGCGAAGCCAGGGTCTTCAAGAACTGGAGCATCGAGGAATTCGAGAGCCCGAGCAACGCCACCTTCCGCCTCGGTGCGGACTGGGGCTTCAGCATCGACCCGACTGTCCTCATCCGCTGCTTCGTTGGCAGGTGGGAGAAGGGAATCGCCATCCCCGACGAGAAGGGGCGGCATCTGTTCATCGACTACGAAGCGCACGAGGTTGGCTGCGAAATCAACATGACGCCGCAGTTGTTCGACACGGTTCCCGACGCGAGACGCTGGTTGATCACCGCCGACTCAGCCAGGCCGGAGACGATCAGCTACATGCAGAAGAACGGATTCCCGAAGATCCACGCCGCCATCAAGGGGCCGCGAAGCATCGAGGAGGGCGTCGAGTTCCTTAAAAGCTATGACATCGTTGTCCACAGGCGCTGTACGCACGCAGTCGATGACTTGACGCTGTACAGCTTCGAGATCGACAAGCTCACAGGCGCGGTGACCAACAAGCTGGCAGACAAGAGCAACAACGTGATTGACTCGCTGCGGTATGCCTGCGAAGGCGCAAGACGCGCTCGGGCAGCGAAGCCGCAGGAAGAAGACGAAGAAGCACAGGACTTCGGAGGTGCAGGATGGATGAACTGATCGGCGACCGCAACTACGAGACCGCGACGCTCAAACTCAGCATCAGCACCGCCGTTCCCGACAAGCTGCGTGACGGCATTCGCGAACTCACCGGCCTGCATGTGCTGGCCGAGGACAGACGCAAAGGCTACGCAACGGCGCTGTTGCGAGATGTCTGTCTCGACGCCGATATGCACGCCAAGACGCTACTCATCTTCGTTCGCCCGTACATCGGCAGCGAGATGACCAAGCAACAACTTCGCGCCTGGTACGCCCGCTTGGGCTTTCAGGCGATCCAAGAGCAGCCGCTACTCATGGCACGTCCACCAGGCTCTACGCCCCGGATGCTCACCCCTATCGCACACGCCGCCGAACTGGCGGTTCGCCTCCACTGATGACCGACACCGAAACGACCGCTGATGACAAGGCGGTCGGCGGAGCCATGTCCGACGAGGATGTGCTCAAGGAAGCCAGAGAATTCCTCGCCGAACGTATCACCGTCGAAGCCTCGAGCCGCGAGGAAGCGTTGGACGACCTCAAGTTCCTCGTCGGCGTTCAGTGGCCTCCAGAGGTGGAGAGATCGCGCAGAGCGGACAACCGGCCTTGTCTGAAGGTCAACAAGCTGCCGACGTTCCTGCACCAAGTCACCAACGACCAGCGCCAGAACAAGTCCAGCATCAAGGTGCACGCGGTCGATGACGACGCAGACCCTGACACCGCCGATGTCGTCCAGGGGCTGATCCGGCACATCGAGTACGACTCGAACGCCGACGTTGCCTACGACACCGCAGTCAACTCCGCAGCCGCTATCGGCTTCGGCTACTGGCGTCTGGTGACCGAGTACAGCAGCCCGGACAGTTTCGACCAGGACATCAAGTTCAAGCGGATTCGCAACCCGTTCTCCGTCTACCTCGGCGACCACTCGGAACCGGACTGCTCCGACGTGCTGAAGGCGATGATCACCGAGGAGATCAGCCGCGCGGAGTTCAAGCGGCAGTACCCCAAGGCTGATTTCGACAGCACCATTGACCAAGGCATCGGCGACACGGTGCAGTGGATGACCGCTGAGAAGGTGCGGCTGGCCGAGTTCTACAAGGTCCAATTCACGCCCGAAAAGCTGTACCGCACCACCGATGGCCGCAACGTGTGGGCAAGCGATCTGACGCCTGCGGACCATGCGATGTTCTCCATCGACCCACGGGGCGAGCCGCAGACGCGGATGAGCGAACGCCGGGCAGTGTGGTGGTACAAGATCACCGGCACCCAGGTCCTCGAGTGCTTCGAGATCAAGTGCAATTGGATTCCGATCTTCGAGGTCACGGGCGACGAGTACGACGTGGAAGGCGAGATCGTCCGCCAGGGACTGATCAGGAACGCCAAGGGCCCGGCCCAGATGTACAACGTCTGGATGACAGCGGCCACCGAGGAAATCGGCCTGCGTCCCAAGATCCCGTACATCGGCGCAGTGGGGCAGTTCGCCACCGACAAGAAGTGGGGCAACGCCAACGTCCGTAGCTATCCGTACATGGAGTACGACCCGATCACCAGCGATGGTGTGCAGGCTCCGCCTCCGATGCGTCAGCCGATGGCCGATGTGCCCGCAGGCGTCCTCGCAATGGCGCAGCACGCCTCCGACGACATCAAGGCTACGACCGGCATCTTCAACGCCTCGCTAGGTGCTCAAGGCAACGAGACCAGCGGCGTCGCCATCACCGGCAGGCAGCGTGAAGGCGATGTCGGCTCCTTCCACTACACCGACAACCTGCGCAGGAATCAGCGCCATTGCGGTCGCTGCATCCTGTGGATGCTCCGCTACTACTACGACCAGGAGCGGATGATCCGCATCATGGGCGAGGACGACAGCGTTGAGCATGTCTCCATCAACCAGCCGATTCCGGAGCAGGAACAGAAGCCGGATCAGGACGGCGCGATCAAGACCGTCCTCAACGACCTGACGATTGGCAAGTACGACCTCGTTGTCACCTCCGGCCCGAGCTACAGCACCCAGAGGCAGGAAACGGCAGAGGCGCTGATCTCCCTCGGTCAAAGCGTCCCTAAACTCTGGGACATCGCGGGTGACTTGCTGGTCAAGAACTTCGACTGGCACGGCCAGGACGAGATTGCCGAGCGGTGGAAGCGCACCATCCCCGCCGCCATCGTCGGACCTCCGGCCGGCTCGCCGGAAGCCGAACTTCCGCCAGAGGTGCAGCAGCACATGGCGCAGCAGGATCAGCAGATCCAGCAACTGACGCAGGAACTGCAAGCCGCGCAGAAGGGCATCCCGGTTGCCCAGATCCGCGCCCAGAGCGCGCAGCAGATCGCGGCAGGCAACGCACAGACGCAGGCCCAGATTGCGATGCACAAGTCGCAACTCGACAGCCAGCTCGAGATGGAGAAGCTGCACACGAAGGCCGCGCTCGACATGCAGAGCGACGTCGCCGAGTCGCAGCGCGACACCGAGAACAACCGCGTTGACCTGATGCAAGACGCTCAGATCCAGCACGCCAAGGATCTCCGCATGGCCGCAGCGCTGGAGTCGAAAGAACAGCGCCTCGCTGACTACGAGCACATGAAAGCCTTGATGCAATCCACGATTGCCGAGGCCAACAACGAGACAAAGAAGGAAATGAACGCGCTCACCAACGCCGTTCAGATGTGGATCGCCAGCATTCCGCCACCGCCGACCGTGGTGGCAGAGGCGACCAAGGGAGATTAAGACCCGACTTCGCACGGCCCGATGCGATGAACCGACCGCCCTAGAGGCGGTTTTTTAATGTCCGAAGAAAACACGATCTCGACAGCGCCTGAGATCTCAAACCCTGCGCCTGAATCCACCGATAAACCGGAAGTCGTGGAATCCGAAGCGACGAGCGACGCTGCCCCAGAGGGCGAATCGACCGACAAGCCAGAGAAGACCGCAGAGCAGAAGGAACTTGAGTACCTGCGCCGCAAAGCCACCAAGGCCGACCGGAACAACGCCAGGCTGCATATGGAGCGCGAGCACTACCGCCAACAAGCGGAACGTGCGCAGCAATCCGTCCCCGCAGAACAGCGTCAGACGCAGCAGTTCGATCCGGTAGAGGTCGAACGACAGATTGAACGATTGGCCGACGAGCGCAGTTCCCTTCGGGAGACGAACTCAAAGGCCAATGCCATCGCCGAGGCAGGCGAGAAGCGATTTACCAACTTCACCGACTCGGTTAACTCCGTGGCCGAGGAAGCGGGCCCGCTTTTCGACAACCGGGGCAGGCCGACCAGTCTGGGTGAAGCACTGATGGACTCGAAAGATCCCGCAGCGCTGATCGACTTTCTCCACAAGAACCCTTCGCTCGCAGCAGATCTTGAAGGCTTGAGCCCGACAAAGCTCGGCATGCGCATCGCGGATCTCCAAGTCCAGATGTCCACGCCGAAGAACCGACCCGCATCCAACGCTCCTCCCCCGATCAAACCCCTGCAAGGTGGCACCAGCGGCGCAACCAAAGCCCTGGAGTCAACCGCAACGATGGCCGAATACAAAGCGGCCAGAGCCAAGCAGGGAGCCCGATGGGCGAGGTAACCCCTCCCCGCACAAGACGAACCACCTCCGGGTGGTTTTTTTGTGCCTGAAAACCTGAAAGATCATGGCTAATACACTCGTTACCTGCTCGATTGTCGCCAAGGAAGCCCTTGCGATCCTCGAGAACATGCTCGGCTTCGCTGCGAACGTCAATCGCTCGTGGCAAGACGAATTCACGTCGAACCAAGGCCGTGGCTACTCGCCCGGTCAGACGATCCTGATCAAGCGTCCCCCGCGCTACACGTACCGCGCCGGTCGTGTCTCGGTGCCGCAATCGACCGTCGAAGTGACTGTCCCGCTGACCTTGCAACAAGGCGGCACGGACCTGAACTTCACCGGCCTCGAGCGCACGGTCTCGATGCAACAGTTCGAGCAGAAGATCCAGGCCGCTGTCGCCACGGTCGTCAACGAAATCGACCGCCAGGGCTGCGACCTTGCCCGGACGGCAGCGTTCAACGCCGTGGGCACGCCGGGCACGTTCCCGACCACCCAAGTGAACGCACTGGCGCTCGTGACCCAAGTCCAGCAGCGTCTGGACGAGATGGCCGCGCCGCGTGACAAGCAGCGTGCGCTGATCCTGTCGCCCGCGATGAACGCTTCGTTGGTGCAGGGCTTCGCTGGCCTGTTCAACGGCCAAGCGCCGCTCGCCAAGCAGTACGGCACCGGCATCATGGTGGACGCCCTCGGTCTGTCGTATGCGATGGACCAGAACGTTGTGACGCAAGTCAACGGCGCAGCGACCGCGACCAACATCAACGGCGCGGGCCAGGTTGGCTCGAACCTGACGGTGGTTGCCACGGCTAGCGGCACGTTGACCAAGGGAACCAAGATCACCCTTCCGGGTGTCTTCGCGGTCAACCCACAGTCGCGGATCAGCACCAACGCGCTGATGCAGTTCGTCCTCACGGCAGACGTTCTCGTCGGCTCGACCACGCTCCCACTCTACCCGGCGATCACCCCAACGGGCGCGTTCCAGAACGTCACCGCCTCTCCGACGAACGGTGCGCCTTACGTCATCTTCGGCGCGGCCAGCCAGTCCTACGGCTGCTCGGTCGGCTTCCACAAGGATGCCTTCACGCTGGCGATGGTCGAGATGTACACCCCCAAGGGCGGCAAGGGCGTCGTCGATGTCGCGGTGATGTCGGACAACGGCCTGTCGGTCAAGGTCACGCAGTTCTATGACGGCGTGAACGACAACTACCTGATGCGTCTCGACGTGCTGTTCGGGTGGGCCGCGACCTATCCGGAGCTGGCTGTTCTGGCCGCTGCGTAATTCAAAGGAACCCAAATGATCCTCCTCAATACCTCGCGCGGTTACGCCGGCTATCCCGCTGGCACCATCGTGCAACTCCAAACGGTGGAAGAAGCGTCCGTCATCGGCCAAGGCTTCGCCACCTCCTCGGTTGGTCCGGTCACTGCCGGCAACGTCACGACCAACAAGATCATGGGCCGCGTCGGAATTGCCGCTGCCGGTACCCAGGTGACTGTGTTCAACCCGCAGTTCACGACGGAATCGAAGTTCAACAGCTATCTGTCGAACGCCGCTGCGGACGCGACTGCGTTCTATGTGACACGCATGATTCCCGCCGCTGGCTCGGTGACTCTTGTCCTCAATGCCGCCGCGACCGCAGCGGTGTCGGTTGACTGGTATCAAGAGTTGATCTCCGGCGTGACGCAAGTCAGCTAAAGCAAGACCGGACGAGGGCTCCGGCTCTCGTCCCCCAATTCAAAGGACGGCATGACCACGGCACTGGACACCATCACCGGAGCGATGCGGCTTCTGAACGTCATTGCCGCTGGCGAAACCGCGACCGGTTCCGACGCTGCGCTCGGCCTGCAAGTTCTCAACGAGATGCTCGAGGACTGGTCCACGCAGGACATGGCGATCTACACGCCTGTCGATCAGCAGTTTGTGCTTATCCCCGGAACCGCGACGTACACCCTCGGGCCGACCGGCACATGGGTGGGGTTCCGTCCGATCAAGCTCGACCAGGCGCGGGTGACGTGGAACCTGATCGACTACAGCGTTCCGCTGATCGACAACGCCTCCTATAACAACATCGCGTTCAAACTTCAGACGGGTGTTTTGCCGCTGGCGCTGAACTTCACCGGCAACATGCCCAACGCGATGATCACGCTGTGGCCGATTCCGACCCAGGCGCTGCCGATCTTCATCACCTCGGATCAACTGCTCGCGCAGATCCCCGCAGTCACCACGGTGCTGAGTCTGCCTCCGGGTTACTCCAGAGCGCTCCGTTTCAACCTCGCCAAAGACTTGCAGGACGAGTACGGCAAGCAGATGACCGACACGGCGCTGCAACTCGCAGACCGCGCGCTCGGCCACATCAAGCGCGCCAATATCTCGCCGGTCCCGGCCAACTTCGATCCCGCATTCACCGATGGTGGCGGGACGGGTAGTTACCTCGCCAACTTCATCGCGGGAAACTGATGGACAACCCGTTCGTCGGCCCGTCGTTCTCGTTCCTGTCGAAGCCGCAGAGCGTACAGCGCACGGTCAACCTGATGCCCGTCCCTTTGGAACCGGGCAACGAGCGGGCGGGATGGGTTTTCCGGGACGTGCCCGGCTTGGTCAAAGTAGTGCTGTCTTGAGTGGCCGACAACCCCTTCGTCGGGCCTAGCTACCGCTTCACCAGCCTGCCCGCATCGGTGCAGCGCACCGTCAACATGATGCCGGTTCCCATCGAGGTCGGCAACGAGCGCGTGGGATGGATCTTCAAGGATGTGCCGGGGCTGGTGAAGCTCGCGCAGATCCACTATTACACGTCGTGGCCTTATCCGCTGTTCGTGGACGAGGCCATTAACGCAGACAGAGCGTTCCCGGTCTCGGGGCAACTTTGGGTTCAGCCGCTCGAATCGATCAACGCCGACCGCGCATTCCCGGTCAGCGGGACCATCGTCACGCAGTTGCATATCTATAACGACGATCTTCCTAACTTGATCAATGCAGATCGCGCCTTTCCGCTGTCGGGAACGCTGATCGTGCAACTGCATATCTACAACGACGACCTTCCTAACTTGATCAACGCCGACCGGGCGACTCCTCTGTCGGGGACGCTGGTCGTGCAACTCGTGACTTACACGTTCGATCTGCCGAACGAAATCAACGCCGACCGTGCCTTCCCATTGAGCGGAACCCTCGTTTGAACAAAACCCATTTTCCTAACGGGATCATCCTCAAGCCGCAGGGCTTCGGTGGTGAATACCGATTGATCGTGCGGGATGGATTGACGGGCCATGTCACGCGCGAGACTGACTGGTTCGACAACCTCGTCACCAACACCGGCCTTGACGCTATCGGCGCGTCCACGACTCAGTTCGCATCGTTTTGCCGCATTGGCACCGGCAACACCGCAGCAGCCTACACGGACACCGTGCTTGTGTCGCAGTCGGCATCCACGTCCTCGGTTGTGGCGCGGACAGGCGTGAATGCCGGCGCGTCGAACTACGAGACGAAGACAACTGTCACCTTCCAGTTCGCGCTCGGTGCTGTTGTTGGCAACATGGCCGAGATTGGCGTCGGCACCGCCTCGACCGGCGCAACCCTGTGCTCCCGCGCACTCATCGTTGACGGCGGCGGTTCGCCGACCACGATCACGGTGCTTGTCACCGAGATCCTGCAAGTCGTCTATCGATTTACCTGCTATCCGAACCTCGTAGATGCGACCGGCACCGTGACGATTGGCGGCGTCTCATACAACTATGTATGTCGCACCTTTGGTGCTGCGACTGCGTTGGCGGTCGATCCCAATCTAGGCTTGTTCTTTAACGCCATCACCAACCCGAATGCCTATCCCTCGACCAGCACCTTGGGGGCGATCACGGCCACCGGGCCAAGTGGCACGTCTGTCGCATTCGGGGCGGGCAGTTCATTCGCCGCCTATACCAGCGGCAACTACTACCGCGACCTGACGGTTTCCGCCTCTATCTCCGAGGCAAACGCAGCGGGCGGCATCGCGGCGATCAGCTTTCAGGTGGGAAGTGCATCCGGGCCGATCTTCCAGAACCAGATTTCCTATGCGGCAGTGAGCGGCGGCGGCCCGATCCCGAAGGACGCCACCAAAGCGCTGACGATCACGATTCGTCAACCGTATTCGCACCACTGACATGCTTCCAAGTAACGCTATCAGTTTGGTGCCGGTTTATTCGCCCTATCAGTATCCGGACAGCATCGACAACGAACTCGTGGAGTCGTTCGAGGAAGGCGGAATTGCCATTGGCGACGCCAGCCAGGGGCGGCTTGTTCAAGTGTGGAGAGCCTACGTGACGGGCGGGTTGACCATCAAAGTGGAGCCCTACATCGCAGCGACGCCGACCACCCTTCTGGTGACTGGCTCGAATATCACCAGCGTGTCGCTCGGGTTTGATTCCAACATGAGCCCGACGATTTGCTACATCGAGGCAGGCGTCATGAAATTGCGATGGTTCAATACCATCGGCGGCTTTTTCCAGACCGATAGTTATGCTGGTGTCGATAGTGGTCGCTGCTGCACCGATGACAAGCGCCAGAGTCAAGAGGGCGTGTCTGATGTGATTTTTGCCTATACCCGCGCCAATGTCCTGTACTGGCGGCAGCAGCGGGACCGCTATACCGTCGAGTACACCGTTGGGCCGGCCTACGGGCAAGTCATCGACCGTCTCGGTATGAACCAGGGGTTGCGGTTGCAGTTCGAGCTGGTGGACGCATGAGCAACGTTCGGGGACTTTGGACCCATGCGAACAACCTGTATGCGGTCATCGACAACCAACTCAAGCTCATCAACGGCACAGGTCAGGCGACGGTCAAGGGAACGCTCAACAGCCTCGGGGGGAACGTCGATTTCGCGTCCAACCTGACGCAATTGATCGTCAACGACGGGACGTATCTCTACGTCCACAACCCGACATCGGGGGCGTTCGTCGCCTCGACGCCTTTGACCTATCCCGGTGGAGACCGGATCTCGTTCCTCAACCAGCGCGTCAACTTCCAGACCCGAGGAACGCAGCAACTCGGCTGGACCGCTCTCGGAGACGCGACGACCATCGATCCGCTGGCCTTTGCGAGCGCTGAGACATCGCCGGACCTGTTGGTCGCCAACGTGGTGTTCAACCGCGAAATCTACATGCTCGGCCAGGACTCGTGCGAAATCTGGGACAGCGTAGGCGGGACGCTCGTCTATCAGAACAGTTCAGCGGCCATCGACTACGGCTGTGCAGCAGCATTCAGCGCTCAGAAGACAG